GGTCAGTATGACGATTATGTGGACAGTACTACTCAGGCCGTGTTAAGATACCGACAAGGTAGCTTTATTAGTACATATATGGATTATATGGACGAAGAGCGTCCGCCAAAAGAATATAAATATTACTAGGAGAATAACATGCCAAAAAATAAAATTAAATCTAAAAGAATGCCTTACTTCGAACCAGAAGGAATGGAAGAAAATTATAAAGCTGAAAGAATGCCTTATATGGAACCAGAAGGAATGGAAGAAAATTATAAAGCTGAAAGAATGCCTTACTTTGAGCCAGAAGGATTAGAAGGTTATGTATCTGAAGCAGAAAGAAGAATGATGCAAGATAATATGCCAGAAATGAAAAAAGGCGGAATGACTAAGGCTCAAAAAAAAGTTGGCACAGTCATGAGAGAATTCAAAGCAGGTAAATTACATTCAGGTAAAAAAGGACCCGTTGTAAAGAATCCTAAACAAGCAATCGCAATTGCATTATCAGAAGCTGGTAAATCTAAAAAGATGATGGGCGGAATGATGAGTGATGGAGTTTCTAAAAAAGGAATGGGTATCGAAAAGAAAATGGGTGGTGGAATGATGAGTGATGGTATTTCTAAAAAAGGTTCAGGTATAGAAATGAAAAGCAAAGGCGGTATGGTCCGTGGCCAGGGTATAGCGATTAGAGGCACTAAGTTCAAAGGCATATTTTAATTATGGCTGGTGATAAATATTACAAAGCAGAACGAGCAAGACAAGCTCAATTTAAAAAATCAGAAGAGGCTATGAATAAAAAATATAAACAAGTCACTGATGATGAAACTGTATTTGAATATTTAAATAAGTTACGTCCAGAAGATTCAACAAGAGAATATAATCCAGTTGAACATTATAAAGGTGGTGGGATTGCCAAAGGTTGTGGGAAAGTAATGAGTGACAGAAGAAAAGTCACTAAAATGTATTAAGATGTTTTATTATGAAAAGTTTAATAAGAAACAATCCTTTATTCAGAAGACTATTTAACCAGGCTCTTGGAAAAACACCAACGAGTACTGATTTAAATAAATCTCCTAGACGTGTCAGTATTAACGAACCACGGGCCACGAACCTTTCAGATGCATCTGCAAAAGGATCTGCTACATTTACTGCTTTGCAAAAAGGTGGATCTGTGGTAGCTAGAGGTAATAAGTTAGCAAGAAACAAGCCAACTAAATTATATTAAACTATGGCAATAGAAGATAACAATCCAATAGGAGAAATAGATCCATCTATTGTGCAGACAGATATGTCTGTTCCAGCAGAACCAGTAGATATTCAAGTTGAAGGACAAGAGATTCCAGTTGAAGAAGATCCTAAAGAAGATTTCTATCGTAACCTTGCAGAAGACATGGATGATAGAACTTTGGGTAAGATTGCCTATACATTAATAAGCGATTACAAAAGAGATAAAGAATCTAGACAAGATTGGGAACAAGGATATGTTAGTGGTTTAGATCTACTAGGATTTAGATACAGAGATCAAACAAGACCTTTCCAAGGGGCATCAGGAGTAACACATCCATTACTTGCAGAAGCAGTTACGCAATTTCAAGCACAAGCTTATAAAGAATTATTACCATCATCAGGTCCAGTAAGAAGCCAAGTCATTGGAGAAGATACACAAGAAGTTGAGAATCAAGCACAACGTGTAGAAGATTTTATGAACTATATGTTAATGGAGAAGATGGAAGAATATACTCCAGAGTTTGATCAGTTATTATTTTATTTACCCTTAGCAGGATCTGCATTTAAAAAGATTTATTATGATGAACTTATGGGTCGTGCTGTATCTAAGTTTATACCAGCAGAAGATTTAGTAGTTCCTTACTATGCAACTGATTTAAAAGAATGTGAAAGAATTACACATATAGTTAAGATGTCTGAGAATGATATTCTTAAAAAACAAGAAGCTGGTTTTTATAGAGACATAGAATTACAAGAAACAAATCCTAATGAAAGTGATATTCAAAAGAAGTATGACGAATTAGAAGGAACTAGTTCTCCAGGTAACAATATAGATTTTCAATTTAATATTTTAGAAATGCATGTTGATTTAGATTTAAGTGAATTTGAAAAAACATCTAATGATAAAGATAAGAACGTTAAGATTCCATACATTGTAACTATTGATGAAGGTTCACAAAAGATTTTATCTATTTATAGAAACTGGGATGAGCAAGACGAATTAAAAATTAGAAAAGATTATTTTGTACACTTTAAGTTTTTACCAGGTTTAGGATTCTACGGTTTTGGTTTAATACATATGATTGGTGGATTATCTAGATCTGCTACTCAATCACTAAGACAATTATTAGATGCAGGTACATTAGCAAACTTACCAGCTGGATTTAAAGCAAGAGGTTTAAGAATTAGAGATGATGATCAACCATTCCAACCAGGTGAGTTTAGAGATGTAGATGCCCCAGGTGGAAACATTAAAGATCAATTCCAATTACTTCCATTCAAAGAACCAAGTACAGTTCTTTATCAATTAATGGGTTACTGTGTTGAAGCTGGACAAAGATTTGCAGCAATAGCTGATTTACAAGTTGGCGATGGTAATCAACAAGCTGCTGTTGGAACTACAATTGCATTATTAGAAAGAGGCTCAAGAGTAATGTCGGCTATTCATAAACGATGTTATTACTCTATGAAAACAGAATTTAGATTATTAAGTAAAGTATTCGCAACATACTTACCTCCTGTATATCCCTATGCAGTACATGGTGGAGATCGTTTTGTAAAACTTACAGACTTTGATGACAGAGTAGATGTTATTCCAGTTGCTGATCCAAACATATCTTCATTAGCACAAAGAGTAACTCTTGCTAATGAAACATTAAAGATCGCAATGTCAGCACCAGAGATACATGATGTTAGAGAAGCTTACAGAAGAGTTTATGCTGCATTAGGTACTCAGAAGATAGATGAATTATTAAAACCAGAAGAACCTAAATTTCCAAAAGATCCAGCTATGGAAAACATGGAAGCATTACAAATGAAAATGCCTAAAGCATTTCCTGTACAAGATCACGATGCACATATAGCAGCACACTCATTGTTTATTAAAACAAGAATGGTACAAATTAATCCTGCAGTGTACGCATTACTACAAGGACATATATCAGAACACATTTCACAAAAAGCTTCACAAGAAGTTGTAGAAGCATTAGCAGCAAATCCAGCAGAAAAAATGTTAGCAAAAACAAATCCAGAAATGTTTACAGTTAAAATGAATGGATTGATTGCACAAAGAACTGTTGAACTTACTTCACAGTTACAACAAGCTGAAGCTTCTGGTGAACAGAAAGTAGATCCATTAGTTGCTCTTAAACAAAGAGAGTTAGATCTTAGAGCTATGGACTTACAAATTAAACAAAATAATATTGCTACAGACAATGCATTAAATGCTTCTCAGTTTAAAGTAGATACTTTAATGACTCAACAAGAACTTGAAATCAAAGATAGACAATCTAATGATAGATTAAATATTGCTAAAGAAAAAATTCAATTAGCTAGAGATAAACAAAATAAAAAATGATTAAAAAAGAAAAAGAACCAGTGCTTGGTAAAAGATTTGGGCCACCTCCTTTAAGAGGACCTATGCCTCAAATTCCACCAGTAGATAAAAATTTAAAAAAGTTATAATATGTTACAAATGTTAGGAGCAGTTGCACCATTAGCTAAAATCTTATTTAGTACAATTGAGAAATCAGTACCAGATAAAGATTTACAAGCAAAGTTAAAAGCAGACTTACAAACACAGTTACTACAATCTAATACACAAGAACTTCAAGCAGCTGCTAGAATCGTAGAAGCAGAAGCTAAAGCTGGATGGTTTGCATCTAGCTGGAGACCTTTATTAATGTACGTATTAATATTTATATTAATATGGAACTATGTATTAGGGCCAGTAATCTTATTCTTTTTTAAAGCTTCTATAACTATAACTCTTCCAGGTGATGTTTGGACACTTCTTCAAATTGGCCTCGGGGGGTATGTGGTAGGACGCTCTGCGGAATCCGTTGCTAGAACAATGGCAAATAAATCACAACCTAAAGATCAAGAAAATGGGTGATATAGCTTTAAGAGGACAGGGTAGAGCTATGTTAGCATCTGGGGGTATGACTCCAGCTTGGCAACGCAAAGAAGGTAAATCTGAATCAGGTGGTTTAAATAAAAAAGGAATAGCATCTTATAGAAGAGCTAATCCAGGTTCTAAACTATCAATGGCAGTCACTACTAAACCTTCAAAATTAAAGCCAGGATCAAAAGCAGCAAACAGAAGAAAGTCATTTTGTGCCAGAATGTCTGGTATGAAAAAGAGATTAACATCAGCCAAAACAGCAAAAGACCCTAATTCAAGAATTAATAAATCCCTTAGAAAGTGGAATTGTTAGTAATTAACAATGAAGTACCTAGTTATTTTGTTATTGCTTTCTTCGTGCAATAATGTAAATACTCCCTATATAGATAATAAAACATTATTAAAAATAGAGAAAAAATTCTAATATGATAGATAGATTAAAAGATCTAATAGTCAAAAACTTTTCTAATAAAAATATAGAAAATAAAAATAATATATTAATGAAAAGTAGAAAAGAAGTTGAGATCAATGGCAATGGAACTTCTGGCTATACTATTAAAGAAGGTTCTCATAAAGGAACTGTTCTAGGACATATTAAAAGAGAAAAGAAAATAATCGAATAATGAACTTTAAAGACAAGGGTCCAAACGATTTAGATAATATTATTTTTAAATTGCAAAAACAAATTAAACAATTAAAAAAGAAATTAAAAAAATGATATTTAAATTAATAAAAAAATTCTCATCTTGGTTAGATCATTGGATCTGGAGACAAGAATTAAAAAGAAAAATTAAAAGAAATAAGAATGGCTAAAACAATTTTAGTCACAGGAGCTGCGGGATTCTTAGGCTCACATATTTGTAAAGAACTTCTAAATAGAAAATACGAAGTCATCGGTGTAGATAATTTATTAG